ACAAGCGGCGAAGTTGGCAGAAATGGGCATTTTAGAAAAAGCCGGACTTAAGCAACTTCCTGAAAACCTTAGGGCACGAGATCCGGTTCATCTTGAAATGTTAGCCAAGGGTGGTATTACATCAGGAGTGTCGGTGGCAGGTGAGAATGGACCAGAAGCAGTTATTCCACTAGCAGATGGAAGAACAGTTCCAGTTAGCATCGATGGTATGTTATCAGTAGACACAAGTCCTATTGTTTCAGCAATTACCAGAATGACAGAAATTTTAGATGAGAGACTGAGAATCGTAGAAAATCATATGAATTCTGTAGCCAATAATACTGGAGAAATTGTTCAGAATGGTTACGCATAAAGTCTAAATACTATACTGGACTAAACATGGCATATACTAAAAACTTTAGAAACAAAGATGGAATGATGAGCCCTATCTCTGGATGGGCTACTAATCCTGGAGCTCCGGTTGCTACTCAAAAACCGTCAACTGGAGGCTATTCTAATGACTTTGCCTTTAGAAACTATCAAAGTCGTCTGCCCGAAGTATATACTGGTCATCCAAACAGAATAGAACGATATAATCAATATGAAATTATGGACGTTGATCCCGAGATCAACGCTTCACTTGATATTCTTTCAGAGTTTAGTACTCAGAAAAATGAACAGAACGGTACAGCATTTGAAATAAAATTTAATGAAGACCCAACTGAAACCGAAGTAAATCTTATCAAAAAGCAGCTCGTTCAATGGTGCAAGCTCAATGAGTTTGACAGCAGAATGTTCAAAATGTTCAGAAATGTTCTAAAATATGGCGATCAAGTATTCATTAGAGATCCTGAAACATTTAAGCTCAACTGGGTAGATATGACCAAGGTAGTCAAGGTCATTGTGAATGAAAGCGAAGGTAAAGAACCTGAACAGTATATCGTTCGAGATCTTAACTTCAATTTACAAAATCTAACGGTTGCTGAAAAAACTACAACAGATTTTCAAAGTCAACCCCCAACAGCGGGATATAGTGCTCAGTATAGTTATACAGCTCCCAATCAACCCTATGGATCAAGTGGTACTCGTTTTAGTTTGGGACTTCATGAGAGCGCTATTGATGCTAAGCATGTTGTTCATCTAGGACTAACTGAAGGTCTAGATCATTATTGGCCATTTGGACAAAGTGTTTTAGAAAATATATTCAAAACTTATAAGCAAAAAGAACTTCTAGAAGACGCTATCTTAATTTATAGAGTTCAGCGTGCTCCCGAACGACGAGTGTTTAAGATTGATGTAGGCAACATGCCAAGTCACATGGCTATGAGTTTTGTAAATCGTATCAAAGATGAAATTCATCAGCGACGTATTCCCTCAGTACATGGAGGTCAATCTACTCTAGATGCTACTTACAATCCATTGAGTATAAATGAAGATTACTTCTTTCCGGTGACTGCTGATGGTCGTGGAAGCTCAGTTGATGTGCTACCTGGTGGTCAAAATCTTGGCGAAATAGACGATCTTAGGTATTTTAATAACAAACTAGCTCGTGGTCTTCGTATACCCAGTAGTTATCTGCCAACAGGACCAGAAGATAGTGAACGAGCATTTGTTGATGGCAAAGTAGGTAACGCTCTAATTCAGGAAAACAGATTTAACGAATACTGTAAGAGATTACAAAACTATATTATTAGAAAGCTAAACGAAGAATTCAAACTGTTTCTTCGTTGGAGAGGGTTTAATATTGATAGCGGTCTATTTGATCTAAAATTTAATGAGCCTCAAAACTTTGCTGCTTATCGTCAAGTAGAAATAGATGCTCAGCGAGTGAATTTGTTTACTAGTATCAGTCAATTACCCTATATGAGTGTTCGTTTTGCTTTAGAAAGATTTCTTGGACTCACTCAAGAAGAGATTAAGAGAAACGAAAAAATGTGGCATGAAGAGCGTGATGAGCCCGAAGCAGAAGATGTTGACGGCAGCGAACTTCGTAGTATTGGAATTAGCACAAGTGATATAGAATCTGATTTAGAAATGGCAGATCAGATTCCACCAGAAGGAGCTCCACCAGAAGGAGCAATGCCACCTGATTTGGGCGCCATGCCACAGTCACCAGATATGGCAGCACCAGCGCCAGTGGCTCCAGCTCCTCCACCTCAAATGTGATAAATAATAATATGATAATAAGAGAATTTTATGAAGCAGCGCCCGAAGGCATACAAGATGTCAAAAACGATAACAGTCGTTTGACTTGGGGTAGCTCTAGAAAAACAAAAAAGCTCACTCTGGGTATGATTAGTAAGCTTCGTAAAATGAGAGATGTTCGTGCTTTTGAACAGGCAAAAAATCTAAAACAAATCAGAAAACAGTACGCTCCGCCCTCCCAGGGATCAGGTTTATAAAAAAACGTAAAAAATACGCTATTTTACGCTCTTTTTTGTGATATGATGTAAATACTATACTACTAGTCATTTACCACAAGGAGATAAATCTAAATGTCTACTGCCAAATTCGAAAAACTTTTCGATCTTATTATCAATGAAGACGAAGAGCGTGCCAAACAATTATTTCACGAGATTGTAGTTGAGAAGTCTCGTGAACTTTACGAGAACATGATGGAAGAAGAAGCCATCGAAGAGGGTGTTTCTGACCTTCATGACGAAATCAGCATGGAAGAGTCCGGAGAACTTGCCGAGGACGACATGGACTCAGATGAGCCAGTGGACATGGACTCCGACGATGATATGGACATTGATTCAGATGATCATATGGACATGGACTCCGACGATGATATGGACATGGATTCAGATGATATGGACGATGCTGCTGACGACATGGAAGACATGGATAGCAGTGAAGATGATCTAGAAGATCGTGTTGTTGATCTTGAAGATAAGCTAGACGATATCATTGCTCGTTTTGAGCGTGAAATGGGTGACGATTCAGAAGAAGATTCAGAAGAAGATTCAGAAGAAGATGAAGTCATGGAAAGCGTTGCTATGAAGGCTGTACCAAAGCCCAAGCATGGCGATGATGGTGCTCATGCCAAGAGTCCAGTTGCTGCTAATTCTGGTAAAGCAGGAATGTCTGCCAAGCCAAATCAATCAAAAGACACTGCTGAAAAAGGTCGTCCCGCTCCTGCTGCTAAAGAGCATGATGGTGGGAACGTCAACAAGGTAGGTGGCAATGCAAGTCACGGCGGTAAAGGTGACGGTGCTGCTCCCAAGGCCAAGACAGAGAAGCATACGTCACATGGTCCAATCAGCGGTAAGAAGATGTAATCGGTGAGTCAATGGCTAGTTTAATTCGTAAACCCCTTCGTGAAAACTTAACTTTCGACCGCGCTAATATCGTGGTTGAAAGTGTTAAAGAAGATGATGCTGGAACCAAGGCATTATACATGAAGGGAATTTTCATTCAAGGAGGAGTTAAAAACGCTAACGAGCGTGTTTATCCTATCCATGAAATAGAAAGAGCCGTAGAAACACTAAATCGTCAAATATCAGAGGGAAGTTCTGTTCTAGGAGAAGTAGATCATCCGGACGATCTAAAAATTAACTTAGATCGTGTTAGTCATATGATCAATAAAATGTGGATGGACGGACCCAATGGCTTTGGCAAACTAAAAATTCTTCCCACTCCAATGGGTCAGTTAGTACAAACCATGTTAGAGTCAGGAGTAAAATTAGGTGTTAGTAGTCGTGGATCAGGAAATGTAGACGACACTAACGGACGGGTCAGTGATTTTGAGATCGTCACTGTTGATATCGTAGCACAGCCAAGTGCTCCAAACGCTTATCCCAAAGCAATTTATGAAAGCATGATGAATATGAAACATGGTTCTAAATTGTTTGAAGCATTACGAGGTGAGCAATTAGATAAGAATGCTGCGGTTCAAAGATACTTGAAAGACGAAGCAATTCGTCTTATCAAAGAACTCAAATTAAAATAAAGGGGATATCAAGACATGTTTGAAGTAATCAAACCATTGCTTGAAAACGGAATCATCAACGAAGATACCAGTCGTGCTATCAACGAGGCATGGGAATCAAAGTTGACAGAGGCTCGTGAACAAGTACGTGCTGAACTACGAGAAGAATTTGCTCGTAAATATGAGCACGATAAGACTGTAATGGTTGAAGCACTTGATAGAATGGTAACATCTGGTCTTGAGCAAGAAATCGTAGAGTTTCGTGATGAGCGTAAGCTTATGAACGAAGATCGTGTACGTGCTCAACTCAAGCTTACAGAGAATGCCAATAAATTCAACAGTTTCATGACGACCAAATTAGCCGAAGAGATTCGTGAACTTCGTTCTGATCGTAAGGCTCAACTCGAAGGTCGTGAAAAGCTAGAGCAATTTGTTATTGAAGCTCTTGCTCGTGAAATTCGTGAATTCGCTCAAGATAAGCGTGATCTGGTAGAGACAAAAGTTAAACTTGTTGCTGAAGCTCGTCAACAACTAGACTCACTCAAAGCCAAGTTCATCAAAGAAAGTGCTGAGCGTATTAATACTGCTGTTACCAAGCATCTAAAGGGTGAAATTAGTCAACTTAAAGAGGACATCAAGCAAGCTCGTGAGAGTCAATTTGGTCGTCGTCTGTTTGAAGCCTTTGCTGCAGAGTTTAGTGCCACTCATCTCAATGAGAAAGCAGAAACTCGTAAACTAATGCAGGCATTGGCTACCAAGGATCAACAATTGGCTGAGAGCAAGGAAGTTGTTCAGAAAGCCAAGCAGCTAGTTGAAAGTAAGAATCGTGAAGTTCGTATTATCAAAGAGCAAAATCAACGTGAAACCGTAATGGGAGAACTTCTCGCTACGCTAAATGAAGAAAAGGCTCAGGTAATGAAGAGCTTACTTGAAAGCGTTCAAACTCCAAAGTTGAAGACAGCTTTCGAAAAGTATCTACCATCAGTGCTCAGTCATAATAGCACATCTGCTACTGAGAAAAAAGCTCAGAAACAGGTGATCGCTGAAAGCAGAGCAGTGACAGGTGATAAAACTGCCATGGTGCAGGATGAGCAAGCCGAAGGACGTGACAACGTTATTGCACTCAAGCGTCTGGCAGGGCTATAAACGACATTATCATATAGGAGATTATAACAAATGTCTACAGTATTACTAGAGAGCCGTTGGGGCGAAACTAAACAAGCCCTGTTAGAAGGCCTAAAGGGAACAAAGCACTCAACCATGGGTGTTATCCTCGAAAACACACGCAAGGCACTCCTTGCAGAAAGTTCAGCTGGTACAACAACCGCTGGTAACATCGCTACACTTAACCGTGTTATTCTGCCTGTTATCCGCCGTGTAATGCCAACTGTTATTGCCAACGAACTTATCGGTGTTCAGCCAATGAGTGGTCCAGTTGGTCAGATCCATACACTTCGTGTTCGTTATGCTAACAGCATGACAGACAACAGTGCTGCTGCTACAAGCACAGTTGCTGGCGAAGAAGCACTTAGCCCATTCAAGATCGCTCAGGCTTACTCAGCAGGCACAGGCGCTACACAAGCTAGCTTCAATGCCGCTAACACAGCCGCTCTTGAAGGTCAAGGTGGTCGTCAGATCAGCGTTCAGATTCTGCGTCAAGCAGTTGAAGCCAAGAGTCGTAGACTCCAGGCTCGTTGGACGTTCGAAGCAGCACAAGATGCGCAGTCACAGCATGGTATCGACGTTGAAGCCGAAATCATGGCTGCTCTTGCACAAGAAATCACTGCTGAAATCGACCAAGAGATCCTGCTAAGTCTTCGTAGTCTTGCTGCTACTGAATTCACATACAATCAAGCTACCGTTAGCGGTACTGCTACATTCGTTGGCGATGAACATGCTGCTCTTGCTGTTCTTATCAACCGTGTTGCTAACCTTATCGCTCAGCGTACACGTCGTGGCGCTGGTAACTGGGCTGTTGTTAGTGCTGAAGCTCTGACAATTCTACAAAGCGCAACTACATCAGCATTTGCTCGTACAACAGAAGGCACATTTGAGGCCCCAACAAACACCAAGTTCGTTGGTACACTCAACAACGCAATGCGTGTTTTCGTTGATAGCTACGCTGCCAGCGGTACACCTGTTCTCGTTGGTTACAAAGGTTCAAGCGAAACAGATGCAGCAGCATTCTACTGCCCATACATCCCATTGATGAGCAGCGGTGTTGTTCTTGATCCATCAACGTTCGAGCCAGTAGTTAGCTTCCTCACACGTTATGGTTACATCGAGCTTACCAACACTGCAAGTTCGTTCGGGAATGCGGCGGATTACCTCGGTGAGATCAATGTACAGAATGTAAGTTTTCAGTGATTTGAAATTGAAAGATCTGAGGGACTTAGATCCCTCACAAAACAAAAAGGAGCCTTCGGGCTCCTTTTTCATTTCTTGTGTTTGCAGTTATCTCCGTGCCATCGGGTAAACATCCCTTTACTCACTGATACTTCACACCATCGACAAGTCATCTTTATTTGAGAAGGATGCGTCCCGGCTTCTAACATTTTTTTGTTTGCTGCTGGTCCAAGCCAATTGTGCGTACCGGCATCTACTCTTCGTTTGTTTTCTTCTGGTCCAAGTAAGTTGTGAGTACCAGCGGCTATGCGTTTTTTATTTGTCTCACTCCCAATTGACAATCCGTTTTCATCCGCAAACCACTGATGTGTGCCATTTCTACTTCGTTGTGTGGAAGGATTGTTCGTTAGATTTATGTGAGTGCCACGCTTCATAGCTAACTTAGCATTTCGACCGTCTTTGTTGGGATGATCTTCTATGAATTTTCTCTTCGCGGTTGGATTCTTATTCATCCAATGCTCGTCACCACGTAATATATTTTCTGGAGACGTTCTGGTCCAATGGTTCTCGCCACTAATCTTCGCCGCAACTTCTGGGTCCTTCATAGGGTTGTGCTCGCTATCCCAACCAATCGGGTCTGGCGTAGCATTCATGCATCCTGGCTGACCGAAGTGTTCTCGTAAGTATTTGCCCTCAAGAACGATGAGATCTTCGATGTTATCAGCGTACTCGACTATCTCACGAACAACATCGTTCTTGTTTTTTAGTGATCTTGGCCATTTGCCGGAACCAATGTAGCCATCGTCTATGTTCTCGGTGCTATGTCTGCCAACATAGTACTTGCCATTCTTGTGAGTTGTCTTGTAGATAAAGTGCTTCATTCAGTCTCGCTTCAAGTTTTACGATGTACTATATTGTATCACATCTATCAACCATAGTCAATCGTTTTGGACTACAATCTAATCTCACTCCAATCTAAAACAGTAGCATCCACCGTGAGTTGACTTTTAGGCTTGTTATGCTTTAATCGTAGAGCATTACAGTTTTGACACAAGGTAACATCGTCAATCAAGCACATTTGACATAAATCTTCACAACGAAACCCACAACGATTGCATTCTGATGATCGTTCTTCTCGTCGTCTATATCTTGCATTAGCACAACTATTACAAAACTTATGCCATCGTTGAAATCCTAAAACACTCTTGCCGTTTAATCTTGCCGGTAGTTTAAGGCATTGTTTACACAGGGGTCTTATTTGTTGAGAGTTGATCATAATCGTGTGTCCATCACTGAACTTCTAATTATTTAGACTAAATATATCAATAGCGAGAATGTTCTTATGACCTATCTTTATGAACCAATTAATATCGGTGTGTTGCCAAATGACGGTAGCGGGGATCCTCTTCGTGTAGCATTTGAAAAGATCAACAACAATTTTGCTAACTTCACTGGTGGTTCTGGTGCTGCAGATCCTGAAGCAAGTATTCAGTTCAAACGAGTAAACAATCTACTGAATGTTGTTTATTTTGCTAACACCTGGGTTGGGATAACACAAAGTGGTACCGTTTTTTCAGGTGCATCCACAGCAGGTCTTCAACAACGTCAAACGCTTACAGATAGATTTACTAAATTAGCAGTTGTAAATGATCGTGTTATTGCTTTAGGACAATCAGGTAATATTGCTATTTCCACTGACGGTAATACTTGGCAAACATTCAATACAGGCACTTCTCACGCTATTCGCGGTATTACTTATGATACTGCTAATTCAACTTATTGGGCAGTAGGTGATGCTGGTACCGTTATCAACTCCACCAATTTGAATACGTGGAATACGGTGAATGTTGGTAGCAGTCAAACACTACATGATATTGTATGGAACGGTGAATTAGGTAGCACAACCGGTTGGGTGATTGTTGGTTCTAATTCAACTGCTATTATCAGTCAAAACGGTACAGGTTGGGCAGTTAGTAATACAGGATTATCTAATGTAACGCTTCGTTCAGTTACATTTACAGGAACAGGTTATCTAGCAGCGGGTGATCAGGGTAAAATCATTTACACAAACAGTTTGGTTTCATGGACTGATCGTAGCCCTGCTAATGCTACTTCAACATTCAATAAAGTAGTTAGTGCTAACATCAATGATGGTACTGCTAACACTCGTATCAACTATGTAGTAGGGTCAAACGGTACAGTATATCGTAGTACAGGAACTAGTGCTACAACATGGACAGCATTATCAACTGCTAGCACTAGCAATCTTTACTCAATATCGTTTGCTGGTAATACAAGTGCTGTTGATGCTAACAATAGTCCGCAAACTATTGGTCGTTGGATAATCTCGGGCCAGAATGGTACGATATTAAGCATTGGAGCATACAGTAATCAAACGCAATTTACTGATAGCACAATGTCTGGTACATTTGATGGTAGCGCCAATCTTGTTTATCAAGAAGAACTTGGACGAGTATTCGCTGCCACTGATATCACTCCTCAACAAGATATAACATACGACATTGGTGAAACTGAACTACGTTGGCGTAATGTTTATGGATCATCGTTTCAACTTGGTAATGGTATTGCTATCACAAGTAATGCTAATAGTGTTCGTATCACTGATAGTCAAGATGCTAGTATCTTAAAAAACTTTGGAGCGAACACTGGTAACTTTATCTCTATCAATTCACAATCTGCTAATATCACTGATATCTCAGGCGTTGATACGATTAGTGCTAATACTATTCAAGGTTCATCTGCTAGTTATAATTCGATTACTGCTAATACAGGCAACATACTGAATCTTAGTTCAACGGTATTTCAATCTAACACAGGTACGATTTCTAATTTATCAGTTTCAAACACGCTTGCTGCTTATAATGTAACGGTTAGCAATCATCTTGTTTCTAACACGATTTACGCTCCAAATGCTGAATTTGATACCATAATGATCAATCAAGGTGCTGTATTTGGTGCTGAGATTCTAATTCAAGGTGTTATCACAGGCGTATTCAGTGCTAATAGCAGTCATCAACCAAACATTACTAGTGTTGGTACGCTAACTGATCTTACTGTTGCCAATGCTATTCGTGCTAATTTAACAGGTACAGCAACTAACGCCATTCACAGTGTTAATAGTGATCATGCTAACACTGCTAATACCGTTGTCAATGCTGATCAACCAAATATTACTAGCACCGGTACGCTAACTAGATTATCAGTAGTCGGTGATACTACTATTCAGGGCAATACCACATTTGTTGGAAGTAATATTACAGTTGCTGCTAACTCAAATATTGTTATTGACAGTGTGCTTCGTGCTTATGCAGTAGTTGCTAATTTACAAATTACTGCTCCATCGTTTATTGGTAATTTAACAGGCACCGCTACTAATGCCGTTCATGCTAATCATGCTATTACTGCTAATAAGGTTGTTGATGCTGCTCAACCTAATATCACCTCGGTTGGTACGCTGATTGATTTAACTGTTAGCAATACAATCACAGGTAATATTACAGGACGCGCTTATGTAGCAAATTATGCTGACTGGGCTAATAATGCTAGTCTAGCAGATCAAGTAACTAACCCTAATCAACCTAATATAACACGAGTTGGTACGCTGAGTAATCTCACAGTAGCAGGTAATGTGTTAAGCAATGGAGTATATGCTAACTATCTTGGTGGATCGTTGGTAACTGCTAATCAGCCTAACATCACCACTGTTGGTACTCTTACTCATTTGAATGTAACTGGTAACATCGTTGCTAACAACATTACGAGTAATGGTAATCTAGATGTAGATACCGTGAATGCTGGTAATCTGTGGGGATTGATTAGATACCCTGTACAAAAAGATATCACACAAGTTGGCAATCTATGGGAATTATATGTTGTTGGTGAAGCAAATGTAGGCGATCTTACAGTACGAGGGAATACAAATCTTTCTAACTTTACTGCTGCTAACGGATCATTTACTTCACTCAGTGCTGGATCAGCAAACATTGGTAATCTATCAGTAACTTCAATCTCAGGTAATGTTCGTGCTGTTGGTGGGTTAGGAGCGATTCAGTTTAGTGGTCCTGGCGAATACATTTCGGGTAATGCTAATCTATTCATGGTTCAGGGTAGTAATCTTTACATGAATGGTGTGAATAGCACACTTACTGTTGGGTATATTGACGGTATTTTAACTGCTAATGCTGCTAATCAAAGTAACATAACTCGTGTTGGAACACTGAATACGCTAAGCGTTGCTAACTTCTTACTTCTCACCGGTAATAGTAATACTGCTAATGGAGATGTTCTCAGAATAACTGGCGGTAATGCTAACATCATAGGTAAATTAGGTGTTATCGGTAACACCGTGTTAAACGGAAGTTTTACGGTTGATTATCCTGGCAACATCAATCTAAACACGGGCAATCTCTTAACTAGATTTAATGTTCAGATTCCTCATCTTGATATTGGTGCTAATGCTAATGGCGGCGACTTTACAGGTTATAGCGTACCTGATAGAGCAGTGTTATTTCATTATTGGAACAACGTAGCCAATACTGCTGGTTCTAAGAATCAAATGGCTGGTCTTATTTGGGACACTAGTGCTAAAGAGTTTGTTCTTAGCACTGATATCACTCGTAATGCTAACTTAACTCTAGTTCCAAACGATTATGCTAATCTTCGTATGGGTAAGATTAGCGCTAACATTTCAGGTGACTTTACAGGTAATGCTAACATAACTAACTTGACGGTTAGCGGTATAGCAGATCTTGGTTCTGTTGCTAATCTAAGAATATCAGGCGGTAATGTAAATGATGTTCTAACAACCGTGGGTAACGGATCTGTTCAGTGGGTTCCAGGCTACACTATTGGTGGTTTTAGTAATATCACAGCAAACGGTAACACTATGACACCCATGCTGAGTAATACGATTATATTCGGCACACCCAATGTTCAATTCTTTAATCATACTGTACAAACAGTTGGCATCAACACCTATGTAGCAACCTCTAATAGTGATACTCATAGATTAGAAGTTAGAGTAACCCCTACTGGTATTTTCATTGACAGTCCATTCTATGCTAACATGGATATGAGCACATCGGGCAACACACTACTGAGTGATTATCCAACTTTAGATAATACGTTGGAGCACGATACGAATTGGTTATGGGATTTAAGTTTGAACCCAACTGCAGGTCGAATAGATCATGATTTGGGAACGCTGACGTAAAGCACTAAATATTAAGAAAACAAGGATTAGAACATGGCAACACAAGTACAGTTTAGACGAGGCACTACAACACAGCACGTAACCTTTACAGGTGCTGTAGGCGAATTGACTATCAATTTGTCTAACATTGCTTTACGAGTACATGATGGTATTACAACAGGCGGCGTAGAAATGGCTCGTCGAGATTTGCTAAACGTTGATGGTAACGTCAATATTAGCAATGCCAATGTGACCATGGGTAATCTTACCGTTCTTACACGAGCAACGTTAAGCAATGTTCGCTATCCTACCAATAGAGGCACGACTGGTCAGATTTTAACAACTGACGGCGTTGGTAATGCTTATTGGGCTAACGGTGGCGCTACTCCTGCTGGTGCTAACTACTATGTTCAATATGCTAATGCTGGACAACTAGCAAGTAGCATTAACTTTCAATTTGACAATCCCAACAGCAATCTGTTACTTGGTGCTAATATCATTCCAAGAGTTGATAACTCATCTGACATTGGACAAGCAAACTCAAGTTGGCGAAACCTGTTTATAGATGGTGCTATTCGTTTTGCTAATGCACAACTTAATGCTTATGCTAATGGTCAAGTATATACTGCTAATATCGGAGCGCTAAATGCTGATTTGGTTAACATTACAGGTACGTTTACCGTTAATGCTAATGCTCAGCCCAACGTAACCAGTCTTGGTAACTTAGTATCATTAACGGTTGATGGTAACGCTCTTTTTAAGAGCAACGTAATCACTGATCGTGTAGTAAGTAGAACTGGAGCAATCACTATTGCTGCTAGTGCTGGTAATAGCAACGTTGTTTTAGATCCGTTTGGTAACGGTGTGGTCATGGTTAGTAATAGCAAGATTAGTAATGTTGCTGCTCCTACCGACCCCAATGATGCTGCTACAAAAGAATACGTTGATAATCTTGCTGCTGGACTTAGCATTAATGCTCCGGTTGATGTCGCTACTACGGCAAACTTGGCAACTTTAACAGGCGGTACGGTAACATATAATAACGGAGCAAATGGTGTAGGTGCTACGCTTACTTTGAGTAGCCCGATTAGCGTTATTGATGGATTCAGTCTAACATCGTCAAACAACAGAGTGTTAGTTAAGAATGAAGCAAACGCTGCTAGAAACGGTATCTATACTTGGGTAAGTCCTGGTACGGTGCTTACTCGTGCCGAAGATTTTGATGATAACACTCATATCAACGGTGGTGATTTTACATTTGTTATTAGCGGCGTCACTTACAAAAACTCAGGCTTTGTTCAGATCACAAAGAATGTTACGGTAGGTACAAGCAATATTAATTTTGTTCAGTTTAGCGGTTCAGGAACATTTACTGCTGGTGCTGGACTACAATTAACTGGCACTGAATTCAGAATTGCTAATAGTGGCGTAGTTAGTGATACCTATGGTAATAGCACTCACGCTCCATCATTCTTTGTTAATGATCTTGGACAACTTACAACTGTTACTCCGGTAGAGATCGCTGGCAATGCCCAGTTACTAACAGGAACTCGCTTAAAAGCAACGGTCATTGATAGTAGTTTAACGAGTGTAGGTAATTTAGTATCTCTAACGGTAGTTGGTAACACAACTGCTGCTAATATAACTGCTACCACGCTTACTACTACCGGAGCGATCACATCAAACGGAAACATTACATCAAACGGTAATATCAGTGTTGCTAATGGTAAGTTTTTCTTAGGTGATGGCGGATTACTAAGCAACATTGACACCACACTGATTAAGAATGGTCAAAGTAATGTAAGAGTTCTGCTAAACGGTAATGCTATCGTAGGAATAAACGGCACTGATGTTGCTGTATTTGCTATGGACGGGTTACATACGAATAATATTACAAGTTCGGCAAATCTTAACTTACGAAGCGCAAACAATCATATTGATGCTGGTAACTCAGTTATTGGTAATGTTGTTGATCCCGGAGCACCACAAGATGTTGCTACTAAACACTATGTTGATCTAGTACTTCAAAACACTACAAGTAAAGGCACGGTTAAAGTAGCCACTACACAGAGATTAGCAGCAACAACTGGTGGCACGATATCGTATAATAATGGAGCAAGCGGTGTAGGTGCTAAAATCACCACAACAGGTACTATTTCAACAATTGACGGCGTTGCTATCAACACAGGTGATCTGGTTCTGGTAAAAGACGAAACTGCCACATATATCAATGGTATCTATGAAGTAACAAGTGCTACTCAACTAACTCGTGTTGAGTACTTTGATGATCCTGATAGCATCATGGCTGGTGCTACGGTATTTGTTCAGCAGGGTACGGTACATGCTGGTACAGGTTGGGTTGAGATATACGAAGTTGATAATGTTGGCTTAAACCAGATTGTGTTTGCTCAGTTTGCTGGTGAAGAAACATACAAAGCCGGTAACAACATTACAATCACTGACTATACCGTTAGTTTAGCAAATGCAGTTAGTGTTGGTAGTATCGCAGTTGCAGGCATTTCTAATCTTAACGCTGTTGGTAATGTTCGTATTAGCGGTGGTAGTAACGGCCAAGTTTTGACTACTGATGGTTCAAGCAATCTAGCATGGAAAACTATTGATACTTATCGTATCTCTAATGCTAATAGTTCAGTCACGGTTACTTCAAACAATGAAATACTATTTACTGCTAACAGCGTAGCAAATCTTTTAGTTGTAACTGAAACCGGCATTACAACAAACGGTATTGTAAATCTTGGCAATGTTGCTAATCTTAGAATATCTAGCGGTAACATTGATCAGTATCTTAAAACTGATGGTAACGGATCAGTTTCTTGGGGCACGGTTGATAAACTTAGTCTTGCTGCTGGTAACACGGTGTTTAAGATTCTTGCTGATGGTAACATAGCAGCATCTATCAATGGTTCTAACTTTATTGCTTTCATGAGCAATACTGCTTTTCAGTATAACGGCAACATTCAAGCAAACGCTACGCTTACTGCTAACAACGTTGTCAGTGGTAATGATGTAACAGCACCTGGTAAGGTAATCACTGATACCTTACAGGCATATAGCACTGGTCCTTTGTATTTGAAAGCGGGAACCGGCAACAACGATATTTTACTTTTACCAACGGGTAACGGAACAATCAATGCTGGTACTTTCAAAATCACCTCACTTGGTAACCCCACTAATAACTACGATGCTGCCACTAAAGAGTATGTTGATAGTGTAGCAAGTGGTCTTAGCATTAAGTCACCATGTAGATTGACTACGACAGCAGATCTAGCAACAGCAACATCGGGGACTGTTACTTATAATAATGGCACAGCGGGC